TTTGGTGGTCCCGTTAACACGACAGCATCTGGCAATCCCGTTCCCCTGCTTTATGGGCAACGGGAAATTGGCGGCGCAATTATCTCCGCCGGGATTTATGCAGAAGATCAGCAATAGAGGCTCATATGAATAAAATTTTACTTATCGCTGCCCTGGAAGAGATTGCTAGTCGCGAGGGCCATGAACTTAACGGGCAGGATAAGCTGGTAATCCGCACTAAAACAGCTATGGTGTTGGCCGCTAAACAGCGGCACCGCCAACGCATGAAGTCTCCACCTTATCAGTGGCGTAAACCGGAAAACCCCAGACGATAAACAACCATTGATGCTTCAAGTTGCAGGAGCCTGTACTTAGGGCCGCAGCCGGGGTAACTTGTTTGAGTACTATCATGCTGCATCTTGAGGTTACTTGGGTTTACATACTACAAAATCAAGCATAGAAAGCTTAAAAAGGATCTGATAGTCTAAAAATGTTTTTAATTTAGGCTATTACACAGCAGAATAGGGATTTGTATGGCTGATATAAGAAGTAAATTGAAAAGTAAGTACTCTCCAAGAAATAAATATGCTAATTTTGGCTCGGCTCTGAGAAGTATAGATATTAAAGGTTTTCGAGGTATAGAGGATATTACTCTGAGCTTGGATTTTCCTGTGACGGCAATTTCTGGTTTAAATGGCGCAGGTAAAAGTACTCTTGGGCAATTAGCTATTTGTGCATATAAAAAACCGGTAACAGCACAAGATTATAAACGGCTTTATATAAAAGACTTTTTCCCCGTATCAAAAGCTGATCCGAGTCCATTTAAAATGGATTCAAGTGTCATTTATAAATATGAAACCAATGACCCTAATAGAACTCAAGATGTAACCGTTTCACGTATAAAATCTTCTTGGTCTGGATATAAACGTCAGCCGGAGAGACATTGTTATTATATAGGTTTTACTGTATACATTCCAAAAGTTGAGCGTCGTGATCTCAGTGTCTATGGGGGAAGGGATTTCGATTTGACAGTGAGAAGGAATGTTGACCAAGAGATAATATCAAGGATGGCTAAAATTATCGGTCATCCATATGACGATGTTGCATTTCAGGGAATATCGCATAGAAAACGAGAGACAGAAATAGGGATGGTTGAAAGACTTGGATATTCATATTCAGAAAATAACATGGGCTTTGGCGAAGGTCGGGTGCTTTATACCGTTGATATGTTAGAAACATCCCCGGAACAGAGCTTATTTGTTTTAGAAGAGCCAGAAACGTCTCTTCATGAAAGTGCGCAATATGAATTTACGAAATATCTTATGGAGGTTTGTGAGCGGAGAAAACATCAAATTATTCTTTCTACTCATTCTAGTGTTATTTTAAATGCATTGCCTCCAGAGGCTCGTAAATTATTGATTCGTGATGAAACTGGCGTGGATATAAAAGACGGCATTTCAACAACGCACATAAGATCAATACTCTCAGACGGTCATTTTAAAGGGCTGCATGTTTGTGTTGAGGATCATTTTGCTAAGGTACTACTTAGCCAAGTAATAAGGCTGAAAAGGCGAGACATCCTCAAATCCATTCAGATTACTGATGTTGGTGATAAAACTGCCGTAAGAAAGGCAGTAGAGATTTTGAGTAAATCTGGACTAAATGCTATTGCAGTTAGGGATGCTGATGTAGGTGAGGATCCTAGAGGGAACTTATTTTCTTTTCCTGGCAATCGTCCTCCGGAAGTTGAGGTTTACCAACATGCTGCTGTTAAAGAATTTTTACAGCAAGAATATGGAATTGATTTTGATTGGCTAATACAAAGAAAAGGCGTTGAAGATCATCACTTCTATACAAAAACAATTTCAGAAGAAGTGGAATGCGAGGAGGAAGTGGTGAGAATACTAGCTATTAAAAAATACATAGATGTTCTTGGGGATCAGTTTGATAGCTTGGTTGATAAAATTGTCGAGAAAATAGTTTAGCAACTAAATTATCTGAAGATATGCAGGATTACCTATAAATACTCAGTGGCGGTATCCTATAGGTATCCTGGAAAGTAATAAGGGCTTGCGAATCATCGCAAGCCCTTGATTTATGGTGGCCCCTGTTGGGTTTGAACCAACGACCAAGCGATTATGAGTTCCTACAAGAACAACCGAAAATCAATGGTTTGCGTTATTTGTCATTGACATAGTTTGCATCTGTCTGCCAATGATTACCTGTAATTTGCCATTTCTATCGCCACTTTATCGCCACTAAAATGCTCTATGTTTGTGAATGCAGTAGCATACATATGGGTAAAAAAATAGTAACTTAAACATATCTTTTCTTCCATCTAAGGATATCAAGTGAGCGAAAATAGCCATGATAAAAATGCTACTGAAGATGAGTATGCTGAATTTTGGAAGCATTTTAATGCGAGACACGACGACCCTCTCGTCAAAGACGTAAAGAAAACATATCGATGGTTTGTTGAAGTCATGGGGCAAGAAAAGTGGTTTGAGCGAAGAGATAATGTTCTAAGATATTTTCGCTCTCTCACTGAACGGTTATATAACAGCCAAACTGATGTTTCTTTTCATGAAAAAGATTCTCGCATGGCTTTTTATGAAGATTGGATCGCTTGGTATTTATACCTTGCAGAATCACTTGCAGATCGCCCAACAGTTGATGAACCTGCGCAATCCTCTAGAATTTGGCCGTTTTTTGCTACAATCGGGGAATTTAGCGAAGAGTTGAAGTGTACCAAAGGTATTGAAAATAAGCTTAAAGATTTACTTGTTAAACCTGAGAATCAACCAGACTCGGTATTATTTGAATTGGTTGTTGCTGCCTGTTATATAAAAAATGGCTGGGAAGTAGAGTTTTTACCTGAGTCCGGTGCAGGTAAAACTCCAGACCTTCTTGTGAAGAAAGAAAATGATAAACTATATGTCGAATGTAAAAGGCTTGCAAAGGTAACTCAATATTCAGAAAATGAACGAACGGAATGGGTTAAAAGATGGCAGCAAGCTCTACCTTACATGATTTCTTATCCATATCCTGTTTTTTTCAATGTAAAGTTCAAATGTGAGGTCAATAGTACCCATCCTGATATTTTTTTAAATGTTGTTAGGTGTTTATACGCATCGCGAGATTTAATGCAATGCGGTGTTGCATCATGTGAAAATGATGAAATATCAGTGGTGGCAAATTTAATTGATATGGATCGAGTAAATAAACATTTCGCTAAATGGATAGTAAAATATCCTTCGCCACAGCTTAACTCTCTTTTAGATGATAACTATGAACCCCATGGTAGTTATACAATGGCCTGCCAAGCTAAACTTTGTACTTATAGCGATGATGAATATAGTACAATTAACGTTTTTGCAGACGAAATAAAGAGACCTTTCTGCGCTAAATGGGAATGTATAGCAGATGAGTCGATTGCAAAAAAAGCTAAAGATGTTAAGGGATTGCTTGTAAAAGCTGTGAGGCAAGCGCCAGATAATGGTAAAACAGTTATTCATATTGGATATGAAACATTACATGGCCCACATGTAGAAGTGCTTCGTGATGAGAAAATTACTAATATGTTAGCTAATTTTGATTGCGAGGGTAAGGATATTGAAATTGTATATTGCCATTCATTCCAGCCAAGACTGTTTTCAGATGATAATTGGGATTTTGCCGAAACTGTTAGGTATTACCTAAGAGGTATGAGCCAAAAATATCTTTTGAAGAGAATGATGCTCTTGGAAAGAGAGGGTATTGTTGAGTCCAACGATACCCATTGGGAGCAAGATTTACGAGAAATGAACAATAAATAATAAATTAGATTAACTAAATGTATTTAATGGATTAAGTTTAACAGCGTCTTCTAAGTGGTCTGGAGCAAAATGCGCATACCGCATCGTCATTTTGATGTCGGTATGGCCGAGCACGCGCTGCAAGACCAGAATGTTACCGCCATTCATCATAAAGTGGCTGGGGG